TCGCGTGGGAAGTGGTCCCGTTCTCTTTCGTAGCGGACTGGTTTCTCCCGATCGGGAGGGCCCTGGAAAACTTGGATGCAACGCTCGGCTGTAGCTTTCGCAGCGGCAGCACTGGGTTCCTACTCTGGAGTCATCTAGAGTATTTCCTGGACGCTGACTATGTGAAAGCAGGCTTCCGCTATGAGTACAAAGGACTTCGTGCTCATGGTCGGTGGTTTGAATATCGCCGGACGGTGTTAAGTGGATTCCCTTCGGTTACGCTTCCGCAACCGAAAAATCCGCTGTCAGCAGCTCACGCTGCCAATGCACTGGCCTTGTTAACACAGGCCTTTTCTCTCAGGTAATTTCACCCAGGAGTTGTACAAATGGCCTCACAAGCCGCAATTGCTGCGAAGACCGCTTTGACGGTGATAACACTCACCGGCACAGCCCTCTCCGTGCTTCCCCGTGGTAAGGACAGTAAAAACGTCCTTAGTTGGATCGCACCTGGAGCTACCACCCTTGACGATGTCAAGGTTGATTTCTCCTACCGCGACCCGACGACCACCCGTAAGACCACGAAGGCATCTCTGCGCGTGTTCTCTCCGAAGACGGCCACAGACTCGGGGACTGGATTGATTTCCAAAGTTGGCGATAACATCGTCACGATGGATTTCACCTTTCCCGAGAATGCGACGTCGGCGGAAAAGCAGAAGCTGCTGGACATTGCGTTGACGGTCTTTGGAGCTACCGAGTTTCGGGCAGCTCTGAAGGACGGCGACGTCATGTACTAGCAGTGTGGACTGGGAGATATCCGACATGGAATCAACCGTCCTAGAACAAGCGACATCGATACCATGGGAAACCGTGATTATCGACGGAGGATTTATTCTTTTCGTCCTCGTTATGTTGCATGTTCTGCTGCTTGACCGTAAGAAGTAAGAAACCTTCCTTCCCGGAGAATCGAACATGGGTAGCAACAATCGTTCTACCGCACGCGTCTTCCGTGACTTTACGGATGCTGCAATCTTGCAATTCCTTTCTAGTCTTAACACGCCGCGAGCCTTATCGGTCTGGTTACTTTATCGTAGCGGGGAGCATGACCAGCTTACAACCCTGGTCTGTGATCCCCTCAACTACGACGACAGTAATTCTTTCCGGGACGACTATGCGGCAACTAGCCTACTATCGAAATCGGATTTCCTCACGACAAGCTTTAATCGTGAGGAGGTTGCGATCGATAAGTTCCTCAAATCTGAGGAGCGATGTAGGGCGACGAATCGAACCGTGCTCCCTTTTGCACCCAGCGGATGTTCTCCGCCGGAGGCACTCCATCCTCTCATACCGAGAGTTCGGAGACAAATTGAGCGGATGCTAGGTTCTTTCCGTCTGGAGGAATTGCTCGACAGCAGCGACTGGGGACCCGGAGTATCGACCTTGTTGAAAGGCCCGAGCTCCGTGAAACCTAACAAGTACCAGTCAGAGACTGGTATGACGCACGAAGTCTACGACGTTGTTTGGCCACTCCTTCATGTGGCATACCCATCTTGGCATAAGGAGATATTGGCGAAAGCCGATGCCTCTGTCGAGGTGGGTAACGTCGTGATTACCGTTCCGAAGAACAGCAAAACCGACCGCGTCATTGCGATAGAACCCGGATGGAACTTATGGTTCCAGAAAGGCCTTGGCACAATGATCCGTAGGAGACTGCTTCGGTGTGGCTGTAACCTAAATGATCAAACTCGTAACCAACGTCTTAGTAAAGACGCGTTAAAGATGGAGTTGGCCACGATTGATTTCTCGAGCGCTAGTGATACTATCGCTTTCGAAGTCGTTCGAATGCTGCTTCCGGACGAGTGGTTCAGGATTCTGAACCTATTTAGGTGCAGACGCGGCAGGTTACGTGACGGAACCGTCCTTAACTGGGAGAAGTTTTCCAGCATGGGTAACGGTTTTACGTTTGAGCTTGAAAGCATGATTTTCTATGCGATCGCGCTCGTCGTAACTGAACAAACTTGTGCTATAGATGACGTCGAAGTTAAGGACCGAGTTTCGGTCTTTGGCGACGATGTGATCCTTCCGCAAGCGAGTGCGCCAGCGTTTGTCGAATTAAGTGAGCTTCTGGGATTCAAGGTCAACCGTGAGAAGAGTTTTCTTCACGGTAGGTTCTTTGAGTCCTGTGGCGCTCACTGGTTCGACGCTAGGGATGTCAAGCCGTTCTACCTTGATAAGAGGATAGATACGGTTCCCAAGTGCTTTGGACTCCACAACAGAGTTGTTGAGTTCGCCTACAGTTGTCTAGGCTCCGTCTGGGGCTTAGACGTCCGTTTTAAGAAGCTGACGCGAGATCTGAGATCACTGGTTCATTCTAGTGACTTTTGTCTCGTTCCGCGACACTACGGGGATGTAGGTTTCTTTTCGAATCTTGACCATGCGTTAACCTTGAAAACAACCAAGGTTATTCGTATGGTCGGTTATAAGATCCGAATTCGCACCGAAAGGGCAGTCAAACTTCCTTTCGACGGCTACGGTCTAGTTCTAGAACGTATCCGTGGGACTTCTTTAGCCAGTGAAGAAGGGCGTAGTACCCGCCTGATTTCCCGGAGTGTTAAACCGGGGAACGGACGGGGGGCGAGTTTCTCCAGAGATGAAGATACTCGCTTTAACTACGTTTCACTGAAGACCACAA